GCAGACTCAGACCGACGTGCCAATAACGAAGATTCGGAAAAAATCCCGGCCGGAGAGACAAGACGCACCGACTACAGCACCGGGGAATACATCGTTTCGGCAGATGTTAAAGGCATCTCAGGGCCACCAACAAAAGGACAGAAGGTCGTTGTGTACGATTCAATGTCTGGTGCGTACAGGGCCGGTAAGGTCACGGGCGTAAGTGCCAAAACTGGCAGGGTCGGTGTTAAGACTAACCAGGGTGGGAATGAGAGCGTTTCTCTAAACAGCATCATCGGCGAACCCATCGGCTAACCCTTTTTCACAGTAACGTATTTGCCCTTTTCAGCGTCCCAACGGAACCGGGTGGGCTCATAGTCCTTCGGGCGTCGTTTCGCCCCTCTCCGACGCAAGGAGGGCTCAATGTAGGGCGGAAGGGTGACCTGTTGGCCTCGGGCCCGCATCGAACGATACTTCCGTCGGTCGGCGGCCGTTGTCCCCGCAAATATCCCGCAACGATCTTCATGTTTCGGGAGGGATAGGGAATACTCGAAACACTCGTTCCTTACCGGACAGTAACCACAGAGTCGTTTCACCTCAGGCGACCCAGTACCACCCTCCGGGTAGAACAGTTCTATGGGACCACCCTTACAAGAGGCTTGGTCACGCCACGACTCGTATCTCGGCAGAGCAAACATATTCCTCCCTTTATGGCGCACCGGGGACCACGAAACCGCAGTCCCCGGCACTTCCGGGCCCATGACACCGACCAAGGAGCGGGCCCAGCGACTTGACAGTTTACTTAGAAATCGTCGGCATCATTCTCGGTCCGCCGTATCGCTTTCAGCAGGGGCGGAAGGATGATGATGACCACAATGATCGTGATGAAATATTCCACGGGCGGAACCTAACAGCCCATCGCCCACGGACCCCATCCGCAACCGTGCTTCTCCTCGCCGTAGAGCCAGATTAGAAGCCCAGCCTGTAGGTTCACCTCAGGCACGAACAGGTCATCGCAGACGTTCAGAACACCCCGGTCCTGGAGCCATCCTTGCGCCGTGTATTGCGACGGTCGGCACCAATACCCGTTCACCTGGAGCAGGCCACGACTACCGGAAACCGGGTCCGTCAGGTTGTGTGAATCCCAGTTACAACGGGACTCCCGATACATAATCCGCATCAGTTTCGGCAGTTCCTCGGCAGGCCAACCGACTTTCAGAGCGAGCGGAGCCCACTCGTCGCAAGGTGTTTCGGGTGGCAGAACCACCGTCGGCATCGTTGTCGTCGTTGTCGTCGTTGTGGTGGTCGATGCGATTGGGTCGATGACGACCTCTTGAACCCGTCGGGGCGGTTCCATCACTTGCCTCGGTTCCGTGGAACTGGGTGGTGCGATGGTGTCGTACCGGAGTTCTGCTTCACCTCCACCGAAGGACAGCAGGGCGACCGCTAAGGCGACCACTCCGAAACCGGACAGGACTCCCCCGACCGTTCTCTTTGTAACCATTTCGTCATTCTGCCATACGCTCCGAGGTTCCTCGAATCGCCAAAGCCCGAAACGGCCCTTTACCGCTTTCTGGTCGGGTCGGACCCTGGAGTTATGGCCTTTCCTGTGTTTCGGGTCACGAATCATCATTCTGCCCCTCCTCGGCTATTCGCTGATTACAACAGTCCTCGCAAAGCCGAAAGTTCGGGCCCGCTTCAACCCAGTCCGTTTTCGGTTCCCGACAGTCCGCACAAACCAGTTCGTCGTCGTCCTCGAAATCGCCCTCGCCGAGCCAGTCATTTTCTAAGGCCATACAGCGCACTTCGTCCTCACTCATCCGGTTCAGACATTCACGAGCGACTGTTTCCCAAAAAGACGACACATCGTTTTCGGCCATTTCGAGAAGCATCACGGTCGCTTTACGCACCATCTTTAGCCACCCCCACAACACCGACATTCCGCTTGTTCTTGCCGGACCAGACAAACCCGGTCACCTCTAGGTATTCGCAGGTCCGTTCCTCTGGATTCCATCGCCACGCCAACATTTCGTAGACGACTCTCACAGTCTTTTCATCTTGCGGATATTCGACCACCATCTTTAGTGGGCCCTGGAAAGGTATCCACGTCGGTTCACTCATTTCGCTTCCTCCTTACTGAGAGAGATGCCACGCTTGTCGGCGATCCGTTCGATCATTTCGACCCGTTCGGTCGATGTCCGAAAACCCTTCGGGTCACGAGTCTGAGAGGCCATGTATTCCAACTCTCGCCATTCCCAGTACCACCTTCGCAGTTGCTCCGGGCTGGCACCTTGGTAATCCTCGAAACTCACGACTCACCTCCTTCTGCCATCTCCACCAGCAAACCGTCGTGGAGTTTGTGGAAGTGGACAGCGATTTCCTCGTTGGTCGCTTCGGACCAATCCGGATGATCGTTTTCATCATCGGCCAGGTCCAGCAACATTCGCACCTGGTCAGGCTCGAATCCGAGTTCGACCAGAGTGGTGACTTGGAGCCAGGAATACCCCGCCCATTCGGCACGGTTCAGACCGCTCACTTGCGCCCTCCTCTCAGAATGTCGATGGCGAGATTGCTCATCGCCTCCATTTGCCGTGTCATGGCGGGCGTTACCGCATCGACCCACTCTTGCGGGACTGCCAGAGCCTCCGCCTTCGCAGGCTTGCCGTGGATGCGCTGGAAAGGCACCCAACGGCCGTCGATGAGATAGGCCGTGAGGCTCACGGCTTCGATAACCCCGATGGGGGTTTCGGTGCCCTCTTCGAGGCACCCGTGCGGGATGGTCGAGAAGTCCATTCCCTGCTCCTTTCTCCGGACTGGTGTCCGGCTGGTCGGTACAGAGTGAATAGTACGGTACAGAAACCGCTTTGTCAAGCCATATCGCCCAAATATCCCGATATTTCTGAAATATGTCTGTTGCCAGGTGTGTTCCTGACCTGTCGCTTGACCAATATGCTACGCTTACCCTTGGAAGGGGACTCATGGCACTTAAAGACCACTTGACCAAAGACGCTCTCGTAGGCGAGTCACGTTGCTCAATTCATCGCCTCCGGTCCACCATGACCGCAGACGACCGAAAGACAATGGACGCCGCTGTAGCCCAAATCCGAGAAATAAAGGATTCGGGGGCCGTCGTGAACAAATACACGGAAAACGCCTCGTGGCTCATTCGAGGGCTCGAAGCGGAAGGCTTTAAAGTGTCCATGAGTGCCCTTCACAAACATATTCGCCGAGACTGCGGTTGTAACTACTAATGGCTTTAGGCGACAAACTGACCGAACAGGCGCAGAACCCGCCTCGGAAAGAGACCCTGGGGAAAATCGCCGACCTCCTTTCCCGCAACGGCATCGACATTGACGAAATCGGTCGGGTCCAACGGGTATCCCTCTACCAGTCGATGTTCAAGAACGCCGATGGGGAAGCCGAGACGGTAGACCTCGCCGCCGTCCAACTGTCGCCTGCTTGGGAGACGGGCCCCGAATGGCCGGTGATGACCCAGGGCCCCGCCGTCAAACTGCCACCCGCTAAAGGCAAACCGTCTAAAGAGACAGCCTGGAAAACAGCGGCGATCATTCCCGATGTCCAAATCGGCTTTTATCGACTGTCCGACGACACCCTTGAACCGACTCACGACGAGGACGCCATCTCCGTCGCCCTCGCTCTTATCAAAGCGTCGAAACCGGACCTCGTGGTTCTGGTCGGCGACAACCTCGACCTACCAGAGTTCGGAAAGTATTTGACGACCGCCCCGTTCCACCGCACCACCCAAGCGGCCATCGACAGGGCAACCGTCCTCTCCGCCGAACTGAGAAACGCCGCCCCGAACGCCCGGATCATTTGGATAGCCGGAAACCACGAGGAACGCCTGCCCCGTTACATCGCCACCAACGCCGCCGCCTCGTTCGGGCTTCGCCGTGGCAACACTCCCGATTCGTGGCCCGTCCTATCCGTCCCGTACCTCTGCCGGTTCGATGAATACGGAATCGAATATCTACCTGGATACCCCGCTTCGATGTTCTGGATTAACGACCGTCTCCGTGTCGTTCACGGTGACCGGGTGAACTCCAGCGGAGTCACGGCCAGCAAATATCTTGCCCGTGAGAAGGTCAGCGTCCTCTACGGGCACATTCATCGCCGAGAATGGGCGGAAATCACCCGACAAGATCACGATGGCCCACGGACCGTTTTAGCGGCCTCTCCAGGGTGTTTAGCCCGAATCGACGGGGCGGTGCCCTCCACCAAGGGTGGAACAGACCTCGACGGACGGCCAATCATCGGACGCCACGAAGACTGGCAACAGGGCATCGCTTTCGTGGAATATCAAGAGGGAGACAGCCCATTTCACCTGGAACTGGTCCCTATTCGAGAAGGGCAAGCGAGATGGCGAGGCACCGACTACATTTCAGAGCGTGAACGAATGGCTTGACCTATCGGAAACCGTCCCTGTCTACGCTTGGGCGGTAAATCAGATAGTCACCGTTTCAGACGACGGTTCCGGCAAAGCCCTTCTGGTTTCACTCGGTTCTAAAGATGATGACGAAATGGCAGTTACTCATTTTCTGATCGACCCGGAAATCGCTCACGCAATCGGGTGGGAAATGATCGGCACCGCCTCCGGCTACGACTCCAACCCCACCCTAAACGGTATGACCACCACAGTCACCGGATTCTCAATCCTGGACGACCTCGGAACGGATGATGAATGAGACCCGTCATCGTTATTTGGAAAGATGCTCACTCCGATTGCGAAGGATGGGCCGACCTGTCAGAAATAGACGACGAGCCTTATCTGATTCGCACCGTCGGTTTCCAACTGGAACCAGGCGCAGGCAAGAAAAAGGGTCATGTCTCCATCGCCCAAAGTGTTTCGGCGGATAACATGATTGACTCCATTCTCCACGTTCCAAAGAGAATGGTCGTGTCGGTCACCCCGCTGGAAATCGAAGGAGCCAACGATGGCAAAGCATCTCACCAAGGCGGAAGCGGCCGAAGTCGTCAGGTTTCTCAGGACAGTCAAGCCCCACGGGTTTGACGACGAAAACCGGCTGGTCTACCTCGTACAACGCCTTGAGGAGATTTCTAGCCAGAAAAACCGACCTACAACACATCCCGCCCCATGAACAGTTAGGATTTGCGCCGATGGCCCTTAAGACCAAACTCGCAGAACTCGTAATCAACGAGACCTCGGGTGTGGACCACCCTGCCCACCTTCACGAAGGTTGGCTTGTAATCAAGAGTGCGGCCGAGGCCGCCGTCGCCGAAGGAGAAACCTTGGACCTCGAAATCACAGCAGAGGCAGAAATGGAAGCCCCGGTTGAAGCGGCCGCTCCGGTCGAGACCGAAATCTTGAAGCAGATGACCGACCTCCGCAAGGAGTTGGCTGATCTTCGTAAGGAGAAGGAGCGCATCGAAGCCGAGCGTGAACTCGAAAAGGCCACCGAGGACGCCCACGCTTGGGCCACCCTCCCGGAAATGAACCCGGCCGAGTTCGCTCCGGTTCTCGTCTCGCTTCGTAAGGCGAGCCCCGAGACCGCCGCTCTCATCGAAAACATCTTGACCTCCTCCGCACGAGCCCTTTCTGAGGCTGGTGTGTTGAAGGAGGTTGGCACCTCGTCCGCCGAAACCGCTGGCTCCGCCTGGGCCAAGATTGAGGCTATGGCGAACGACATGGTGGCAAACGGGACCGCAACCTCGTTTGCTAAGGCAGTCTCCCTCGTGGCGGCTTCCAACATGGACCTCTACACCGATTACCTCAACGAGAAGGGACTCTGATCCTCATGGCATACGAAGGCGCACAGATCAAGTTGGGCAACCTCACGGCCGCCGCCGACTTGTCCACAAAGCAGTACCACTTCGTCAAACTGACTTCGGCTACCGAAGTGAATGTTTGTACGAACATCGCAGACGTTCCGATTGGCGTCCTCCAGAACACCCCGACCTCGGGTCAGGCCGCCGAAATCTGTATCTTCGGCATCACCAAGGTTGTCGCCGACGGTGTTCTCGCCGCCGGAAACATCATTGGCACCTCGGCTGATTCGCAGGCCGACGCCATTACTCGTGGGTCCGACACAACGGTTACCGTGATGGGTCACGCCATCGAAGTTGCCGCCGCCGGAAACACGGTCACCATGTTCCTCAACCCCACCGGCTGTCGCGCCGCCTGATTAAGGAGAAACACCAATGCCTCAGCCCACCCAGTCACAGGTCCATGTTGACGCGATCTTGACCAACCTCTCGGTTGCGTACATGAACGAGATGGACTCGTTCGTTGCGAACCGAGTGTTCCCGACGGTCAATGTCCAGAAGCAGTCAGACAAGTACTTCACCTACAGCCAGGCCGACTTCTACCGGGACCAGGCGCAGTATCGCGCCGATGGAACCGAGTCAGCCGGTTCGGGTTACTCGCTCAGCACCGCAACGTATTCGTCGCAGGTGTGGGCCCTCCACAAGGACATTGGCGACCAGGTTCGTGCGAACAGCGATGCTCCGCTCGACCCGGACATGGACGCCACCCGTTTCCTTTCGCACCAGATGATGATTCGTCAAGAGCGAGATTGGGCCAGCAACTTTTTCACGACTTCGGTATGGGGCAACGACAGCACCCCTTCGACGTTGTGGGACGCCACCGGCTCCGACCCGATTGGTGACATCCAGACCGGAATCAACACCGTCCTTTCGGACACCGGCTACCTGCCGAACACGCTGGTTCTGTCGTACAACACCTACAAGACGCTTCGTAACCACCCCGACTTCGTGGACCGTTACAAGTACACCTCGGCGGATTCAATCACGCCGGACCTCATCGGCAAGGTTCTTGACCTGCCCCGAGTGATGGTGATGAAGGGTGCTTACAACAGCGCAGTCGAAGGCGCATCGGCTTCCTACGCTCAGATCGGCGACTAGGATGCCCTGTTGTGTTACGTCGCTCCCGCCG